GAAGATAATTAAAGCTCCGATTACGTATGAAGATTGGATAGATCTGGGACGGGTGATTATACCCTGTGATACAAAGCAGAGTGTGGTCGAAAAATGGTCCGACCCTGATTTTAAGATTACGAAAGAAGAATGGAAAATAGAACACGCAACAAAACAGATAGGACTAAGACTAGATCAATACATAGATTTTGATATTGATAACCCTGTTGTTAAAAGATTTACAAGCGATCACATAAAATCATGTGGTGCAATATTTGGTAGAAGAAATAATCCATCAAGTCACTATCTTTGGTCTGGTACATCGGACTATAAAAAATTTGCATTACCAAAAGAATTAGAAAATTATTATAAAGACTACGGTCATGGTGCAACACTTTGCGAAATAAGACATGGCGCAAATAAATATACATTAGTTCCAGAAACAAAATATCATACAACAAACGAGGTCGTTAAGTGGGTCAAGTATGATGGTATAGATGAGTATCCAGGTAATCTAAAAGTTGATCTTGGTAAGATAGCTTTGTCAGCGGCACTCTGTATAACGTATGCAGGATCAGGACAGAGAGATGACTATTGCACTGCTATGGCAGGTGTATTGTTAAAACACACAGAATGGAATGTAGATGATATAGATGATTTTGTTTACAAGATTGCAGTTGCTGCAAAGGATGAAGAGGCAGAAAAAAGAAAAAGAAAAGGTACAACACATAAGAAAGCAAATAGAAAATTCGGTATGCCAAAACTAGCAGAGATCATTGGGTGCTCTACAAAAACGATTGCAACAATATTTAGTTGGATAGGTGTGCAGGAAGCTACAAGTGAAGAAGCAAAACAATCTATCGGGCAGATAATAGAATATGGAAGTGATAGATATTTTGTAAAAATAAATGCTGTAGTGCAGGGTGAGGCCGTTGAAAAAACAATTACAGTAGATGGCCCTACCCTTCGTAATAAAAAATTATTCTATGATGCTGTAATTAGTAAAGCATCTGTCTGGATACCAGAGATGAAACCTGCAGACTTTGAAGAAATTATGCGTAGAAAGTATGAGGCAAGAGAAAAGTCTAATAATTATGTAGAGGAAGCAGAAGAAGATTTACGATTCATAAAACACTTTAAAAATTATATTGCAGAGGAGAAAGCATACACTAATAAAAAAGAATTAGCATACTTTGGTATGCCATATTATAACGTGCAAAAAAAGATATTAGAGTTTAATCTTGATAAGTTTGAAGACTATTTACATAAACAGAAAGTAAATTTACCAAGAGTTGATCTTGTTATAAAATGTCAAAACATATTAAAGGCAAAGAAAAATCATGGCAAGTATGGAACAAAATCCTGTGTGTCATGGCGTATGATAGGTCAAAAGATAGATCAAGAGGATCTTATAGTAGAGGGTGAATATCAGGAGGTGACAGATGAAACAACCTAAGTTTATATCAGGACCACCAGGCACAGGTAAAACTTCTATGTTTATCACACAGAAATATACAGAGTTATTAAAAAAATATCCACACAACAGGATAATAATATTATCACACACAAATGTTGCAGCGGATGAGATAAGGGATGAGATACTTAAACTGCCAGAGATGCAAGGTGTAACCAAGAAGTCCATGAAATATAATATCTGCACGATACATGCATATTGCAAAAGCAGATTGGTTGGACGTAAAGAAGTTTTTAGTTACGAGGATCACATGAATCTTACAACAATAGATTCACTTTTTAAATTACAAAGAGTAACAGAGTCAGAGTTTAACGCTGATAAACATAAATTTTACAGATACCTAGCTGACGCATATGGTAAAGGTAATACTTTAAAAGAACATTGGAAGACATGTGATAAACAAATTTATAAACCATATAATTTAAATTCTATAGAGCAAATGGCTTATCCATATTTTGAATATAAAAAAGATAGTCATGTTTGTGATTATGCAGACATGATACAAGACTTCATAGACAAAGCTGTAGAACCTGACATAGATGCATTAATAGTTGACGAAGCACAGGACAGTAACGTTCCACAAAGAGAAGCTCTTGATAAGATGGCAACAAAAGCAAAAGAATATTATTTTGTTGGCGATGCAGATCAAACCATATTTGAATTTGCAGGATCTGATGCAGATTACTATCACAAACTATCAAGAGAGGCAGAGCAACTAGAACAGGGACATAGATGTGGCAAGACTATAAATACTCTTTGTAAAAGAATTATCAAACCTATTTGGGATTACTATGGATATGCAAGAATCTGGAAACCAACAGATGTAATAGGTAATCACTATCATCTACCTAGCTTAGATAAAAGATGTAGTGCTATGACTGCTTTGTTGGATAAAATAAAACATACGAACGAGACTTTTTTATTTACTTATCGAGGCACGCCATCAGATTCATGGGTCAAAAAATTTTTTAAGCAACAAGGTATAGAGTTTGCACACGTAGGAAACACGGCCCACGTACCAAAAAAAGAATTACGATGTCACAAACTATGGCCAGATTTTTGTAGAGGCACACCAATGCCATTGAAACAGATAAAAGATTTTTGGCAGTACATGGGTAGTAAAGTGATAGTGCATGGTAGAGGTGAGGAAACTTTTGAAGAATGGGTAGATAGAGAGTATACGATGGACTATATGATATATCACAAATATCTAAAACAAAATGCAAACAAAGAAAAAGATTTTGCATTGATAAGAAAAAAGACAGATCCTGATAGACTAATCTATATTAAAAAAATTTTAAAAGATGGATATGATGATGGAGATGTAAGAGTAAAATATGCAAACATACACACTGTAAAAGGTTTGACGTTTGACAACGTTGTTGTTGATCTGACAGCAACAAGACAGGAAGATTATTTTACACAACTAAGATTAAAATATGTTGCATACAGCAGAGGTAAATTTGATTGTTGGACCGTAGCATCACAAGGTAAATATACGTTAGGAGTAAGATGACACACAAAGATATGTTTAAAGGCATAGGGTATAAATCATTAGATAAACAACACGGAGGATCTCATTATAAAAAATTTAAGATACAGCCCGCAGAGTTTATAAATGAGAACAAATTGCTTTTTGCAGAAGGGAATGCTATAAAATATATTTGTAGGCATTCTGCAAAAGGAAAGGAAGAAGACATTAAAAAAGCAATACACTATTTAGAAATGATATTAGAGAGAGATTACAATGTGTAACACGCCAGAGGATTTAAATCTTAATGGTATTGATACGGTTGCGATAGATATCGAGACATACGATCCTAATCTTAAAACAAAAGGATCTGGTGCAATACGTAAAGATGGTTTTGTTTGTGGTATAGCAGTTGCAACAGAAAATGATCTTGCATACTTTCCATTACGGCACTCTGATACTGACATAGCTTTTGATAGGATAGATAAAATATGGCAGGTGTTAAACGATAAAATATTTCAAAACGAAAATATTACAAAAGTATTTCACAATGCAATGTACGATGTTTGTTGGATAAGAGCGGTAACAGGTATGATGATCAAGGGTAGGATTGTTGATACTATGATAGCTGCATCTGTTATTGATGAGAACAGGTTTAAATATTCACTCGATGCATTATCAAAAGATTATCTTAACGAAGAAAAATACAAATATGATCTACAACAAAAAACATTAGAATGGTCTGGTGGCACAGTTAAGGACCCAATGACTAACATGCATAAACTTCCTGCATCTATTGTAAAAGAATATGCAAAGCAAGATGTGAATCTAACTTACAAGTTATGGAAACTATTTGATAAAAAAATTGACGAAGTATTATACACTAAAGATGACGGAGAACAAAAAACTTGTAGACAAATATTTGAATTAGAAACAAAATTATTTTTATGTTTAGTTGACATGAAATTTAAAGGCGTTAGAATAGATCGGTCAAAAGCAGTCCTGTTTGGAAGACATCTCAAAAAACGTAGAGACCAGATAATAAAAGCAATAGAAAGCATTACAACAATAAAAGTTGACATCTGGGCTGCAGCATCAATA